ATTAGTTGAAGTTGTTGATTCAATAGAATCTATTCTAGAATCAAAACTTGATGAGTCTGTATAATAAGAAGATGTAAAGTTATTAATAGAAGCCGAGTGAATATTTAATGGTCCAATAGATGACCCGCCCCCGGTACCTGCTTCTAGGTTAACGATACGGGAAATAATATCACTTCCATTAAAAGTTAGTGAAGATCCTGTGATATTTAATGATCCTGTTAATGCTAAAGCATTAGCTTTTGGAACAAGAGATGCTTGCTCTGAACTTCCGGATCTAAATATCAGCGAACCTGATAATTCACTTACAAATGTTGACATAGGCCAATTAACTCTTCTATTATTCTACTGAAAAAACCTTTACTGTAACTTCTCTAAGTATAAATAGCCGAATATACTAAGACTTGTTGACCGTTTCACTAGTAATCTTAAAATTTGTTTTATTAGAATACTTTTTTGTATTGAACGGTAATGCGTTTATAGTATCTGTTACTATGTGACCTAATAAATTTATGTTAAATTCTGTTTTAACTATACGATCATTACCTTGAACTAATTCAGTAGATGTAGTATAGTTATCTATCATAGCTCTAAACCTAAATTTAGAAGGATTCCCCCAATAAGAATCAGATGCAAAGTTTACTCCTTCAACTATCTTATTGTTTTGTTCCATATAATCAGTAAATATAACACAGTTATAAACTATATTAACATAATCTGGTATAGCTACTGCGAAATATTCCTTTTCAGGTTGTCTATTATTTAATAATCCGAATCTATCGTATACGTTATTCTTAGAAAACTTCTTTTCAAACACCCCATAGTTATGAGGATTATTACCATCTAACTTATTTCCTAGGTTTCTATTCTTTTCTATTGATGCTCTTCTAAATGTAATAAGAGGTGCTTGCATTTTACCGTTTTTATCACGGTAATAACCGTCTTTCTGCATTGCTGCCCATCTTTCTGGTGAAGCATATACCAAAGGCACATTAATTACTTTGCCATTCTGAGATACTTGGGGCTTTAGTACTTCATTAAAGTAATAGAAGATAGATTCATCTATATCTTTAATACCAACGTTATAATTACTTACATTATCATTGGCTCTAGATACTTGAAGCTCCCTATTCTGAAGATTAGTCTCTTCTGCGTTAATATCTGGTTTAGTTCCTGCCATTATCTTACTTGTGATATACCAACTCTATCGGCTCTAGTTAAGTGAGTATCTAAAATAATAGATAAAGACCCACCGTAACTACTTCCATATGAAGTTAGACTATAATTATTATCTTTTCCTAAGAATAATCTATTCTCTCTTATTGTATCTACCTCATAGAAGTCATTACTCCATTGAACAACGTCTCCTACCTCTGGTAGTATGCTAGCATCTTCTAGATCTTGTCTAATAATAGCAAAAGAAGCTTCTCTACCTAAATCAGGACCGAATTCTTGTATATCTATTACTTGATCCCCTCTAGTAATTAAACAATTAAGTTTAACCGCTGTCCAGTAAGACTTATCTAGTGATTCTCCGTATAAATTAAACTCAGTATCTTCTAAACTTAACTTATGGTAAAGAATCTCTTGTTCTACTAGGTCATGTAGTAGTTCTCGGTTAATATTAACCAATAAATCAAAGTCTCTCTTAGATCCAAATAGCATTACTTCTCTTCTATTGTTTGTTCGCCTACTTTTACAGCGATTATATTACTATACTTAGCCTTAGCATTGTCTTTAAATGCTTTAAATGCAGTAATTGCATCTTTCTGACTAATAATCTTTACTTTATACGTTGCTAACCCTCTATCACTGTCTTCTGATGCTCTAGTTACTGTGGTTACACCAGGTAAAGCACGTAATCCGTCGTCATACCCTTCAACACCGTCATCTCCATACTGGACCTGTACCATTGCCTCGTAGGTCTTATAATCTAATTCTAATATTATGTGTGATAGCTTCATTAACCTACGTAAATTGTCATTGGAATACTTTTTAACGTATTTTGTACGTCTTCTGCTTCTTTAGCTTGTGCTTCTAGCTGTTTACCACGTGAAGTTTGATCTAACATCTCACGTAATCCAGTTAAAAGCTCTGTTTTCTCTGCTCTTGCATCAGTTAAGAGGTCTGCTTGGTTTAAAGTAGCCTCAGAACCAGGAACAGGTACAACTTGATACTTACCTCTAATGTAAGCCAACATTTCTTTTGCTAAAGCCAGCGTGTATTTAAATATCCATTGACGACCTACACTGTTAATCTGTGAATATACAGGATTACTATAAGGCACTTCACCTACATTAGTGATAAGCTTAGTACTTCTATTATAGTTTATAGCACTTTTATCATCATTCTTATAATACTCAAACCAAATACTACCAGAAGAGGTAGGTCTAGGGAATAATTTTAGTTTATTATTAACTAATTCAAAAGAATAATGTGATTTTCTTATTTGATCATTTAATTCTATAGCTTGCATTAAAGCAACATCATAAGATACTGGCATTAACATAAAATTAATACCTGGACTAAAAGATCCAAAGCCAAAAGTATCCATTAATGATTGAATACCTGTACCAGTACCAGCATAAGGGTCAAAATACCTTTGAATAGCTGGAGGTGCTTCGTAAAATACTTTTCTAACTTCGATAGAACCAGTAATACCGTTATCTGTAGCCCATTGATCTAAGTCATAAGTTTGTTGAGATGATGTTATCGCTATAGAACCTGAGTATTTAGTAACATTACCTCCTACTCCGGCTTCAGTACCATAGTGTTTTGATATTTGTATGATACGGTTTAATGTAGGGTCAGTTAATTGATTGTTCATAGAACTACCAGTTAATGATCCTTCTAGGTTAAGGTAATTTTCTCTAATTTTAAAATTAAATACCTCGTTACCGTATGTAGTAACAGCTTCTTCAAAGCAAGTAAAGAAAGATTCTTCTTGCAATTCAACATCCATTAACGGATAACCTAAACGAGTACCACAGAACTTAGCTACTTTTACAGCATCAGTTTGAAAGTCAGTATCGCTATCATAAAATCCGAAAGGTGTGTCTCCAGCAGTGAAGGTAGCTGTACCATTCCATGTTTGTACGTTCGCCATTTACTTTAGTTTTATATAAATAGTAGCCAATCTCTTAAGATATAACCAAAAAAAAAGAGGCCCGAAGGCCTCTCTTAATTACTATTACCCTTTCTTTTTCAAGATATGGTAAAGGACAAAGGCACCCACTAATCCGAGTAAACCTTCAGCGCTCAAAGAGCCCAAAATTGCCATGATGTTATCTACTACAGATATCTCAGGCCAGAAAGGAATCTTTACACCTTTAAATAATACTTCAAATACTACTCCTAAGGCGATTAAAGACACACCTACTTCTGTGATTTTGTTGACCCATGAGCCAACTTTGTTTAATAAATCCATGTAATTGATTTTAGTTAGACAAAGTAAAACTGTCCGACTTGTGAGAAAGGAATTCCATGTATATAAATAGTCAAAAAAAAAAGGGCCTGCAAAGCAAGCCCTCTTTAACTATATTCTATAGGTTATCCTTAGATTGACGTAAGGTCAGAAACGTGGATTTTACCGTAGAATTCAGGTCTGATCATCTTCTTAGCATAACGAGTCATTAAACCTTTTCTTGGAGTGAAAGATTCTGGATCGTATACTAGAGGAGTCATCATCAATGGTACATAAGGAGCATAAACAGCACCAGCTTCAAGGAATTGGCTTCCTCTATATCCCATCAAGATTGTATTCTCAGTCATGTATGGGTTTTTGTAAACTTGGAATCTGTTATTAAGCGCACCTACTTTTTGTACACCCATTGCAAATTGCTCTTGATCACCGTTTGTTTGAGCAGCATATCCAGGAATTGATTCAAGGATTGTAGCTACTGAAGGAGAACATACTAGGAAGTTTGCTCCACCTCTCAAAGTTTTTTGGTGAATCTTGTTAGATACTTTTTGGATTTTAGTTCCTAAAGTTTGGAACCATTGTCCTTGAGTATTGTAGAAGTCTGAAGTAGCAGCAGCCCAAGCTGAACCATTCCATACTCTGTTGTTCTCAGCAGACCATTTCTCAGTAGTGTTAGCTTCTAAGATAAGCATATCTAAGATCTCAAGATCGATTTCCATTGAGATGTACTCACTTAATAGTGAAGTAAGTTCAGCCTCAGCATCGATTGAGTGATATGCGTTAAGGTCTTGAGCGAATTCAGGAGTCCATTGTGCTTTTAACTTTCTAGTCTTAGCAACGATAGCCTCACTTTGTAGTTTAACATCGATTTCTGGGATGTTAAGGTTTTCTACAGCTCTGTCAGAAGCAGCTTCGAAGTCACCTCTGTCGTTTTCTACTGGTTGTTTAGAGAATAATACTTTCTCAGTTCCTAAGTCAGCAAGTGAATCTGCACCGTCAGTTACGAAAGTTACAGTTACGTTACCGTTAGCAGCTTTTACAGCAGTAGTAAATTCTGGGTTAGAAGTAATATCTGTTGATCCAGAATATAATCTGAATGATCTAGCAGCTAAATGATCAGCGTTGCTAGCAGCAGGGATAGTTACAGATACAGCACCGAAAGATCCTGTGTCTAAGTCTCCATCATATCCTACTTGAGCCCAAGATGCAGTAGCTGCACTTGTAGCTAAAGAAGAAGATACTTCGTTGAATGAGTAACCGAATTGTCCAGCTCCGTAAAGACCTCCTGAAGGATCTACGTCTTTAACCATTTTAGTTGAACCTTCTGTTACGTTACCGTACATATTTTCTTGGTCTGTTCTTCCACCGTTAGTGTCTCCATATTTGAAGTCTAGGTAGAATACTAGTCCTGATGGTAAGCTCATTGGTTGTACAGATACAAAGTCTTGAGCAGAGATTTGAGCGAATACCTTTCTTACAAGAGGTAGAGCTACTCCAGCCCATTGCTCACCCTGTCCACCACCGTGTGATGCACCACCTACGTTACCAGTGTTGGCCTCAGCTACGATTTGCTTGGCTTGGTTTTCAAGAATCATTGCCATGTTAGCAGTTTCTTTTTCACCAAGACCTTCTAGCAATCCAGAAGCAGACCATTTTTCAGCAAGTCTATTGGCATCAGCTTGTAAGCTTTTGTAGCCATTAGCACTTTCTAATAGTGAATTGATTTCCATGATTTAGTCTATTTTTATAAAATTATTTAATAATTCCAGCTAATTTTTGCATTCTTCGAACAGTGTCGGATACTTCTGCAATCACTTCTGGTTTACTAGCTGTTGTACCAGTAGCTTTAGATGCAGATCCTTTGTGTTCTTTTATTGTAGTTTCCTTTTTAGTCCCTACGTTATCAGCAACAGTTTCGTAAACTAATTTTACCTCTTTAACCGTTTCTGCTTTATCAAAAGCAGCGATAACGTTTACTTTTTGAGACTCTGTAAGGTTTTGTGCCTTAAAGATTTTGTTTACGTAAAGTAGTTTAGCATTTAGAATGTTTACCTCATTTAACTCTTTCTTAAGAGTTTCGATAGTTTCTAATGCATCTTGTAGGTCTGATGATTCTTCGTTAACAGTTCTGTTAATGTTAGTACCTTCAGCAGAATGGTCAGCAGACTCTTGGTTTGCAGTTGAGTTAGCAGTAACGTCTTCTTCGACTGTTTCTTCTTCTACTTCCTCACCTTCTTCCATAGTGTCTTCTTCTTTCTTTTTACCTTCTTCTACTTCTTCCTCTGTTAAACCGTCTAGTTCTTTAATAAGTTCGTCTAGATCGATTTCATCTTCGTCCTCTGCAGGAGCGTCGATTGCAGGCTCGTCGCTAGGAGCTTCATCGCCAATTCCTTCAATATCACCAGCATCCATATCAGCACC